TAATCAAAATATGTTGTCGCATAAATTTCTGGCGTTGTCCAATATATTGTGATTGGGTTGTTAGATGTAATAGTATTATTTGAATAAGTATTAATCGCAAGAGTATAATTAAAAGAAGATATTAAATCATATGACCCAGAAGACCCAACATACGTTGTAATTTTTGTATAACCAAAAGCATTTACTTCAACTTGAGTTGAACCATATTGAGTGCTTGATCCTTCGGCATATGCATTTACCATTAATGGTAAATTACTATTTGTTTGCATATAAGTAACAATTTTATATGCTGGTGAATATGGAGATAAAGTATTAACTGTATAAGATATAGTGTTTTGATTTGATGTAAAAGGTACACTATATGTGGTAACACCCGTCATTGCAGATAAATCATTTGAAGACAAAGTTGTTATTGTAGGAGATCCAGAAATTGTTGGTGAGCCAGCATTTTCAGCAATACCTAGACCTGCAACCGTGATATATGGTGGATTAAATAGATTTTGATTCCACTCGCCAGAAACAACTGGTACCATTTCTACTGAAGATGCGGGGTTATCTCCAGTAAATATATTTTGAGATACATTGCTTACGTTAAGCATTATACCTCCGTAAATTCTATGTCTAAGTCTACAAAATCAAAACCTTGAGAGTATTGTGACGGCGGATTTCTCTTTGTAATGTTATAAGTAAAACTTGTCATAAATGCATTATACACCTGACCGTCAGAAAGTTCACCTACAGTTTTTGAGTCTTGATAACTTGAAGCAAGTGGTACACTGCTTGGTACTGTTGCATCTTTTGCAAATATAAATCTTACCCAAATTGGATAGAAGTTATTTCCTTCATAAAAAGCTTTGATCCAAGCTCCGCCTTTGGAATTTGATGGGACATCTCCAAGTAATGGGTTATAATCAACCAAATATGAATCCAATGTTGGTATATCTTTCCAAGATGCTTTGATTACAAACTTTCTTCCAACAACATATTTTCTAAAAGTTCCATTTGCCATTCTGTCAGCTTGTTCAATAAGGGTATATGTAATTTGAATAGGTTGACGACCATGATCTGTTAAAGAATACCATGTTGATCCATCTAATGATACTTGTACTCCCTGTGCAATTGCATATGTCATTATTTACCACTTCCCCTTGATGTCGCTGCACCTGTTGGCTTTACAACACTTACTTTGTGACCCTGAACATTGTTCTTATTTATTATACCTTGAGTTGATGTAGAAACAGCAGTTCCTATAGCAGCTGCACTAGTTGAGTCCTTAACATTAGGGAAGTTTAATGTTTGTGAAAATACAGTTGATCCGCTTTGTGCGGTAACCGTGGATGTAGCAACTGAAGATGCAAGTCCAAATGATGGGTTAAGTGTAGACGGGGTTGTAGGAAGAGTTACTTGTGGGTTTTTGTATCCAGGTATTGGTTTTGAGCTTACCATCTCAACATTGTTGCCCTTTGTCATCTTAAATACATATGCAATGCCGTTATGATCAATTTCAAACTCTGTTTGCACCTTTGAGTTAGCATCAAAAGTATAGCCTTCTTTTGCAGCAAACGCTTTAATATTTTGTCTTACGCTATTTCCAAAACCCGAGTAAAAAGGGTTGTTCCATTTGCTTGGATCAAGGTTTACATTGCTTAAAAAGCTTCCCTTTAATCCCAAAGCTGCTGCTTGTTTGGTTGCGTCAGCAACACTTGTAAATGTATTAGCTCCACCTTTACCAATTTCTGGTGCCGTAACTTGCGTAGGATTTTGAGCATTGCTATTTGCTTGTGCTTGAGCTTTTCCAAGGGCAGTTGTCAAATTTCCTACTGCAGTAGTGTTATTGCTTATAGCATCTTGTAGCTGATTTTCTTTATCATTTAAATCTGCAATTTGTTGAGTTAATGCATCAGATTTATTTTGAAGTTTATCTTCTGCACCTTGTTGATTATATTGAAGTGTTGCAAAACTCATTTGTTGCTTTATGCTTGCAGCTTGCAAATAGTCACCAGATATGAAAGCTTGTTTTGCCTGTTCCGCCAAATCAGTTTGACCTTGCTGATATTGCATTTGTGCTTTCATTTCTGATGTAATAAGTTTTTGAGCTGCCAACTGAGAATCAATAACTTTTTTAGCATCCGTCAATGTTTTAACTTGATCTTTAATTGCAGTTACTTGTGCGGTATACCCTGCAGTAGATGAATTTATAGCATTAATTTGATTAGTCAAAGCTTGAGTTTGAGAATTAGAAATATTACCGCCATTTGCTACATTTTGAGAATCTTTTAAAAACTTTTCAGATGCAGCTACAATTGCAGCTCCACCTTGTCTTAAATCAACACTTCCACCTTTTCCTATTACAGAAAGAACTTCAGGGATTTTTTGCCAAGCAACGCCTGCTTGAGAAAGCTGATCAACCAAATGCTTTTGTGATGCATCTGAAAGGCTTCCTGTTAACAAATCAATTGCTTTTGAACCACTAACTCCAGCTTGAGATATTCCCTGCATTGTTTTTTGGATTTGATCTAGGCTGCCAGAATTAATTGCTGCATTTGTAAGCTGACTAAAAGTATTTTGTTGTGCTGCATTTATGTTTTTATTTTTTCCTTGTGCTCTAAATATTTCTCCAAGAACTGGACCTTCAACAACATCGTGCAACCAGTGTGAGAGGAATCCACTACCACTTCCAGATTGAGAAGAACCAGTCATTGCAGCTTTCGCTGCAGCAGCTATTCCTCCAGCTAGTCCTGTTGCTGCTCCAGTTTGTCCCGTTGCAGCCATAATCAAGTTGTACAAAGACTGTGCTTTTGAAGGATCAATATTTCCTATTGCAATTTGCATATTTGTAAATGCTGTTGCGATTTGTGCAGCATTTCCTGGATTTGCTTTAATTCTATCCAAAACTTCATTAAGAGGATTATTAGATGGCAAAGATTTAGCCATAGTTATAAATTGTTGCAGTTGAGTGTTAGTTACTCCCATTGAATTAGAAGCTGATGAGGCATCTGACCCAACCTTTTGATAAGACTCACCAATCTTGCCAAGATTATCTGCAGTATTTGCAGCAGTTTTACCAAAGAAGCTTGCAACATCTGAGCTTGAACTAAATGTAGCCTGTGCTTGTTGTTGAGCTGTCTTTTCTTGTTTAATTAAATCTGAAATTCCTTTTGTAGCAAGAGTAATTGCTGCAACTCCCGCCATTACTTCGCCAACTCCTGGAACAGCTAATCCTGGAGCAACCATTCCCATTACAGAAGATATGGCTGGCATGGCCATTGATGCCATTCCAGCATTTGATAATGCTGAACCTGCTGCACCAACAATTCCTCCTTTACCAGAAAGGAACTGACCTCCTATCATAGCTCCAATTCCAAGACCGCCAGAACTTGTAGCAAGTCCTTTCATCTTTGAAAGCATTGATGTTGAAACTTCTTCTGCTTGAACTTCAGCAGCACTTACAACTTCTGGAGTAGATTCTTTTATAGCTTGAGCATTTGCATCACTTAGGGTAGTACCAAGTTTTGTTCCAAGTTCCTGTACCTTTGGTATAACTTGATCTCCACCTATTAACAATCCGTCGCCGTAATCTATTGTTAACTGTTCTGCAACCTTTGATGGTGATGCTGATTGAATAGCTTCTTTTGCACCTTGGTTCATTGATGATGCAAGAGTTTTTCCAATTTCTTGACCACTCTTTGTTGCAGATTCTTTTACTGTAGGAGTATTAGCTTGTCTTGACAATTCATTTGCCATAAGCTGTGGGTCAATTCCATACATTTGTGCTAGTCTGAGTTTTGAAGCAACCCCGCCTGATGCAGTAGAAGTTGCAGAACCAAGACCCATTTGACTAATAGGCTTACCAGTTATTGAATCAAATAATGTTGGGTCATACATAGTCTTGCCAGATCTGCCACTTGAGCGATCTACTTTAATTGCATTTGTTACATCTGCAAGACTTTGTGATTGAACGGTATCATCAATCTTTTTAACAATAGTAGTAGGGATTTTAGAAAATTCTTGCTTAATGTATTTTCCCGTTACATCTTCTACCTTTTTACCATTTGTTCCACCAAAGCGTTCATTTGGGGACTTATCAAATTCTTCTATAGATTTAGTTAAAGCATCATTTATTGCTTTTTGAGTTTGTTCAACAGATGCACCAACTTTTTTAGCAAGCTCTGAAACATAAGGAAGTTGTAGATTTCCACTCATCATTCCTCTTAATTCATCTGCAGCTTCCCCGCCAGAAACTCCACTTCCTGGAGCTGCTCCAGGCCAGTTACCATGTGAGCCACTCTTTGAAGCTTGATTAAACTCTCTTGTTCCAAAAGCTAGTACTCCACTTTCATCATTTGTTAAGTGGATTCTTTCAAGCATATTTCTATTTCCATCAGCAAAACCTGGAAGATTTCCATACATTATTGCTTGAAGAACTGGATTATACTTTTTTGTTTTGTCTGCAGGTATTACTGCTTCTCCTGGAGCCAGCATTGCTGGGAATGTATCAACACTACCGTCACCAGAACCTGGAACAATTCCTTTAGCAAAATGCTTTGCGTGAACTCCAAAATATGAAACGTGGTATCCAGAGCCAACGCTACCATGCTGTCCGCCAGATCTATGAGATCCTGGCAATCTTCCTTTTGCAAAACCTGGCAAAGAAAGTTGTGAAGCAATTGCAGATTCTGTTGTTAATACTGCACCGACATCTGTTTTAAGATTTTCTGTTATTGATGGTAGGCCAGCACCAGCACCCATCTTAGATACAAGGTTTGTTAAATTATTAGTTAAAATCTCAATTTGATCATTTAATAATTTAATTGCATCTACGTCACCTAACAAACCTTTACTAAACAAGTCTGTTGCATTTTGTGCTGCAATCATTTCTGGTGTTAATATTTGACCTAGTGTTTTACCACCTGTTATTAATTGTTTTAAATTAAATACGCCCTTTAATATATTACCAGCAAAGTTAGCCATCAAACCAGTCAACATGATAATCGGTCCAGATATTGCTACGAATCCAAGCAGTACCGCCAAAACTGTTTTGACTGGTCCTGGCAAATCACTAAATACTTTTGCAACTCTATTACCAAAAGATAATAGATCTGTTCCAATCTTCATTATCATTTGACCAACTGGATAAAGATCTGCCTTGAATGTATTAAGTGCTTTTTGCCATTGTGCTGATGGGGATGAGGTTGCTTGTTTAATTTCTTGGTTTGCAAGTGCTGCTAACTGGGCTGATGAAGCTTGACCAACTTGCATAGCATTAACTGTTTGAGATCCAGCTTTGCCTAAATTTTCAATAAGTGCTGTAATATTACCAAATTGGTATTTACCAAATAGTTTATCAATAAGGCTTTGTCTATCTTTAGGATTAGCAATTCCATCTATAGCTTTTTGTAAAGCCAAAATCATATTGACTGGACCTTGTTGGTCTTTGATTGAAGTCAAATTAATTCCAAATTTTTCAAACTCTTTTGTGGCTGCAGATGTTGGATTAATAATAGATGCCATTGCAGATTTAAGAGCGTTAGCAGATCTTGCAGCTGGAACACCAGCTTCTTTCATTGCAAGAACCATTGTTGCTGAATCTTTATAGGTTCCGCCGAGTTGTTCAATAATAGGTCCGATTCTTGATTCTGCTTGAACCAAGTCGTTCATGGAAAGAGACGTTTGCTTTTGAACTGCACCGAAATAATTTACTGCATCTGCAGTTTGCTGTGTATTCAACTTGTAAACATTTTGAAGAGCAATCATAGCATTTGTTGCTGTTTGCTGATCAAGATTACCTAGCTTTGCTAATTTATCAGTTTGCTCAGTAATTGTCAGCAGTTCTTGTCCTTGCTTGCCCATGGCAGCAAAAGATGTTGCAACTCCAACTGTAAATTCTTGAGCAGTTCCCAGTGTAGCAGCCATGTTTCTTCCGAGCTGCAGGACTTCTTGAGAAATTTGATTAATTGAATTTTGGCTTGGAGGAGTTAATCCTTCACCATAAACTTTTTGAAGTTGAGTTAATGCTGTATTTACAGTGTCAAATGATTTTACAGCTTCAGATGCAAACAATGCAATTGGTACGCCCATACCAACTGTTAACTGACGACCCGCCCATTGTGTATTTTTACCAAAATTAATTAAAGATTGAGCACCTTTATTTACAGCAATAGCGTAAAGGTTTGCTTCATTTGCAGCTATCTTTGTTGCATTAGCTACTGCATCAATTGATGTTGGAGTAAATACAGAGTAAAAGCCTTGTTTTGTTGGGTCTGCTTGGATAATAGAATTTTGTAATTTTGTTTGCTCAAGTGCAAGTGATTTTATAGAATTTGTTGCAGCACCAGATTGACCTCTGATAATTTGAAAATACTGACCTAAGCTCAGCTTACCACTTTCAAGTGCTTGTCCAAACTTTTGAGTTTCAGATGTTAGCTGAACTGTTTGACTAGTAAATGCATTTGATGCAGTTAAAGCATTTTTAAAATCTGTTGTTGCTGTTTTTAAACTTGAAGAAAGTTGTGGAGATATTGTGCTTGTGCCCAGGCCTTTATTTAAAAGAGCAACCTGTGCTTGAAGGGCTTTTATTTGTGATTCTACAGAAGAGAAGTCGCCTAATGCGACAATCTTTAATTCTATATTAGCTATTCTTCTTCACCCCCAAATGTCATGAAGCCTAATCCTTCTCCGACTCCAAAACCTTCTTGCGATGCAGCATGAGCATGACTTAGAGATAAAATATCTCTCTCTTGCACATCTTCCGCTTCTAACTCACCATCCAGCTCTACGCCTTGAAGTGCTGCTAGAAACTTTTTATCTTCAAACTCTTTATTTCTTGAGGCATCTAATATTGCTGTTAGTTCCTCAAGCGAAAGGTTTGATTCTAATTCGTCAAAGTTTTTCCAATGACCAAGTAGAAATGCTTCAGACTCTAAGGAGCGTAAGTCTAGTTCGTCCCAACTAGAGTTGCTCCCAGTAGGTTTGGGTCAGAAAGTTTTAGACCTCCGACAACTTCAAGAATCTTCATCATAGTAGGGGTTTCAATAAGTTCTTCAAACTTATCTTTGTCTGTTGAAAGCTCTGGACGATCAGTTGAAGCTAGGCATACCATTGCAGCTTCAATAAAAATGTCAAAGGCAGCATCAGAAATTTCAGCATCATCTGAATCTACTTGCTGCATCTTGTTAATAATTTCCATAAATTTTCTTAGTTGCTTGATAGGAAGGGGTTTAAGAGATACGGTACTTCCGTCTCTTAGTTCAATATCAAGTACATCATATACTGTTGTTGCCAATTTATAGCTCCTTTGATTGTTATTTAAATTATACCAAGAAAATACGTATAAACAAATTCAAGACCCTCCGATTTCTCGGAGGGCTTGAAATTCTATATTAAGTTGTAGTCTAATAAATTAATATTAGATTGTGCCCCATACACGGTCAATTACGATACCGTATTCTGCACCTGCGTATGATGGATCTGTGTCATCAGGCAAGCAACGGAAGTTGATTGGGAAAACAGTTGCAGCATCACGCTTCAAAGCATGCATTGTTGTATCAATTTGTACAACACGACGAGCAATGTAAACACGCTCTTTTTGCTTAAGATCTGATGTGTGTGGAAGACCTGTTGATCCGCCTGCACCAGAATTTTGTGATGGATCAAATTGTGAACCAATTTGACGTGGAGCTGATCCTACGAAAACAACTGTACGCTCAACTGGAGTATCTCCAACTGCACCTGCAACCAAGTTGAGTGATGCTGTTGTTGATGATGTGTTGTTAAGTGTGTAGACTGTTGAACCTGTAGAGGTAACAACATAGTCTGACTGACCCCATGAGATGTTTAGGTTCTCAAGAGTAGCTTCTGTAAGTTCTGACTTAAGCATAACCTTAAGGGTTTGCTTAAATAGACGAGCAGCATCAAGTAGCTGATCAACCATTACTTCGCCATATGTTGGTTCGTATGAAACTTCAAGTCCTGTAGATGTAAAACCTACTTGACGAAAATCTGTTCCCGCATTAAGCTGGGCTGTAGTTGATGAACCGTTCGCAACAATGTTTGATGAGATGTAGCTTGGGGTTGTCACTGGACGAGCTGTACCATTCTTATTTGAAATGAATAGGTTAGCAGGACCAACGATTACGTTTCTAGTATTTGTAGCCATTTATTTATTTCACCGCCTTATTTATTTTTAGATTAAACAAGAGGGCAGTATTACTTCCTCATGTAAAATCATAGCACTAATGTCAAATAAAACAAACTTTATAGCATCCTGCCAGTGGTTTCATCCACAGTTCTGGTATATGAGTAGTGAATTGTTATGTCTCCGCTCATATATCCGCCTTCATCTGTAAATGGCTGGATTGGGTCAGTTGTTTCAATTTTAAAGAAAAAGAACTGATATGGGCTTGTTGGGGAAAGCTGTATGTTAACGTCTTTAGCTGAAAGATCATATCTTCTAAATAAATCCACCATAAAGTTGATAATTATTTGAATTTGATTGGCATCTCTGGATATTATTTCAAATATCATTGACTCCTGAGACATCCACCATTGAACCCCGTAATTTTTTTGAACAACGTTATATGTAATATAAGTTGCTCCAGGCAATAGGTTATTAAATTCTGGTATTTGTTGTGATGGGATAATTGGTACTAATGGTTCTGAAAAGCCATCAGCCATATAATTGTTTGCATTTAAGATTCCCGCCGATTGCAGCTCTTCCCATAAAATGTTTCTAACATCGTAGGATGCTAAGTATGTATAATCTGTCATTTAATAATCTCCTTGCCCAAAGATGCTGATTGGGATGCTTTTGCTATAGCCTGCTGAACCACGGTAGAATCAGCTCCTGCATTATCTTTACTTAAAGCTAGAGCCACATCATTAACTATTTTCTCATAGAACCCAGATGAATCCATAATCAAGCCTGCATTTGCAACATACCAATCAACCATAAATGTGTGAAATGCATTTTTTGTTCTTAGGCCACCAGGATTTAAAATATTGACTGGTGTTCCCTTAGCAATAAAAGCAACACCATTATTACCCATAAAAGCTAAAACATTTTTAGCAACAAATTGAACTGGTTTGCCCGACTCCATTACTTCTGCTTTATTTCTAAATATTGATTCTTTTGTTACTGCTTTACCAGTAGGGCCAGCGATCTTTAATGCTGGATCAATTGGTACTGGTAATTTTGATTGTAAAAACTCATAACCAATATCAATTGAACCACCCATTGAAGATAAAAGATTTATTACAAAAAGTCTTCCCTCAGGCGATCCTATTCTGCCCCATTCATAAACGTGATGCATTGCTTTTTTATTTGAACGGGCATAAGAGTCTGCTGCTAAAACAAATCTTTCGCCAGTAATTGTAAAAACAGCTCTAGATATTTCTTGAAGTGATTCTGGTTTTAATATTTGCTCTAATCCAGAGAGTTTGCCCTGTAACTGTTTAATTAAATTATCTTGATTAATTTCCAGTTGGATCATTGTCTTGTACCTGCACTCTTTGGAGCACAGCCTCATAATAGGTTATTTTTCCAAATGGATCAAGTACTGCGTGTGAAGATGTAACTTCAAAAATTGTGTCTGGTTGATCATATCTATCAATTTCAACAAAAATCTGTTCATTTGCAGCAGATTTAATATTTTGAACCCTAGCCCTTTTACTCAGAAGTTCATTGCATTTAATTCTAAGTTGCAGTTTTTCGGTGTATTCAGCTTCTGGTCCACCCTTAAAAACTTTATTATCACTTCTTGTAGAGGAACCTCCAACTTTAATTGGCTCAACTTTGCATTGAATTGTTTTGGCATAACTCCATTGACGATTAACCATGCCACTATTTTTATCTTGAGAATATTGTTGCTCATATATATCAGCCTTCATATTCATAATTGAAGACATAAATGAATTTGATAGCATTAGATTATCACGATATTAACGTGACGATATTGATCAAGAATGTTATCAACATTCAAATTACCCGTTCCGTTAAATGCTCCCTTATGCATTTCAAATGAAATTTCACTTAGATCAACCTTTGACAGGTATTTGATTCTCCAGTTATAATCATTTGAAAGAATATCATTAACTAGCAGTATCGCTGCCATCTTGATATCTTCTGGTACATACTGATAGCCCATTTGACCAACAAATTTATATCTTGACTGGTCTCTGAATCGGCCATAATAAAGCACTGTTGGGTCATAGCCACCCTCATAACTTATATCCCAGTCAGGATTGTAGAGTCTTACTCCAAACTTCGTAGGGGTTATTGTGAGGCTATATCCAAATATGTTATAAACTGGATTTTGTGTATTATCAATCATTAATTGATCATTTTCAAAGAACTGATCAATTCTTAAAATTCTTTCAGTCAATTCAATTGCGTCAGCACCTATGCCCATAATTTCTTGAGAGCCATAGTATGTTGTAAATTTTTGACCAGTGTAACCATCAATAATGGTTCTGGCTAGCTTTTCTGCTGACTGTATTTCTTTAATATCATGATAATTTAATTCTGAAGGGGTTGAGCCATAACCTAAGAAATCAATAATTTCGTCTACAGATGCGTAAACAGTTTCAACAGAATAGTATGATGTTTCTGTTGATGGAACGCCATCTATAGTATAGCTCCAAACAACCTGCAAAACCCTATTAATATTTGTTATTGCGGGGGTAAGCAAGAATGAATATATGCCCGCTGGGCTTTCATCAAATGCATTTAAATTGCTAAAACCAGCTATTGGTGATGAATTGTTATCTGCATCAAATATTTGTAGGGTTGGAAGTGAATCAGCTTGTGTTAATACACCATCGCTAAATACCTGCAGTTGGATTTTTTCTTGAGTGTTTATTGTTATGGTTTGCAATAAAAACGCCCCCTTTTATTTTATTTGTAGTACTCCTGAGCCTCACGTGGTGTTGCGACTCTAAATCCTGCTTGCGTATCAAATAGTCTTTGTGCATCTGATTCAGACATTACTGCAAATGGGTGCTCTTGACTAAATGTGTGCCCCATAGCCTGATAAGAATAGTTATCTCTTGTCATGCGTACCAAGATTGTGTTCTCATTCTTTGAAAGTTTTTCACGCTTTTTCTTTTCAACCTCAGGGACTTCAATTTCTTCTTTATCAACATTATTAAATTGATTATACATTTGGTAGTTTACGCCTTCTTCTTCAAGAAGTGCAACTAGCTCTGTTTTTGTTTTAGCAGATGAGGCATCAATGCCAAATGACTCTGCAACTTTTCTTAGTTCTGTAATTTTTAGGTCTGTAAAAGACATTTTTAAATCCTTTCGTTGTTACAATTATATCAGAAAATGGCTAAGGGGACTACATTTCTGTAATCCCCCGCCTTGCAACTAATTAAAAATTAGTATGTGTAAGTTCCTGAACCACCAAAGGTACCAGCACCGTTAGTAACGGAACCGAATGCACCTGTAGCTACAGATCCTGCAACCTTAACGTTCTTCACGATAACGTGAGCATCGTAGTTTTCCATTTGTGCACCAACACGGATAAAGAGTGTGTACTCAATTGTATCCTTCTTTGGTTGGAACAAACGATAAACAGTTACGTCACGCTTGATACCAATGATGAAGTTTTGAGGGAAAGTCAAGTGAATATCACCGTGCAAACCAGTTGCACCGCTGTAGTCTCCTGCTCTTGTCTCATCCATCAATGGGACGTTAATTACTGGGATACCGAAAGCGAAAGGAGTTGTAGTTCCTGGTCCGCCATCGTTAGCAGCAACATCACCACGGATAACGCCAGAAGCGATATCAAATGGGTTTACCGAACCAGCGTTAGCTGTTAGGTTGTATAGGTAATCTTGAACTAGGTTTGATCCTGAGAAGAAACGAAGTTGATTACGGCGTTGCTTGTACTTACGTGGGAGAGTCTTGATAGCAAGGTTGAATACAGCCTTGTCAAGTCCTACACCCTGTGCGTCAACAACGTGAGCGTTGTTAATTGCAAGTGCTCTGAAACCTTGGAACGCAGATAGCAAACCAGAACCAGTACCGAGACCATTGATTAGTACATCCTCAATGTCGTTACCAGCTTGTGTTGCCATAAGACGTGCAATGTGGTCTTCTAGATCTGGACCTTCAATATTGTCTTCAAGAGACTCTGAAGAAAGTTCCCAATCTAGGCGGAGCTTGCGAGTTGTTAGAGAAATCTTAGAGAATGTTGCAGCTGCGTTAGAAAAATTACCAACGTTTGCACCTGAAGTATCATATCCTGTGTAATCACGAGGATTTTCTTCAGAAGCTACTGTCATGATTCTCTGACCGACTGATACACGGTCAATTTCTGTTGTGTTTGAACGCATACGGATAGTTCTTGCTGCTTTAGCAAGAATTGTAGCGTCCCACATGTAATCTAGGAAGCGATTAGCCTGATCTGGATAGAGGAGACCATCACCGCTGAGTGTTGATGTATCTGTAGATGCATTAACTCCAGCTGAACCGAGATTTGTTGTATCAATTACTTTTTGTAGAAGTTCATTACTCATTGTTTTTATTTCACCACCTTATTTTATCTTATTTAGTTAAGCTATTAACACCGAGGAAGTGTCCTTGCCATATACTTGTTTTTTGTATCTTACTTACACCAGCAGATCCGTCAAGATCGCTGGACTTCTTAACTGCTGTTGCAGATTCAAAATTCTTGAGTTGATGATCAACATACTCAATCTTTCCGAACATATCTGTAACAGACTTACTCAAGGTTTCGTACTTTTCTACAAGTTCCGCATTTGCCTTTTGAATTTCCTCATAATTCTTTGACAAACGAGCCATCTCTGCTCTTGTTTCATTGACAATGTTATACATGTCTTGAACTGTTGCAGCTTGTGTAGCATAGTTCTTTTCAATAGACTCACCAAAGAAGGTCTTAAGGTCTGTGACCATCTTTTCAAAATCAAGGGTATCCTCAACTTCTGAAATAGATACGGCTTTTTCAATAGCTTCGCCAGCATCAAGTGCTGCTACCTCTTCAATTACCGCAACTTCTTCGGCTGGAGCTGCTGCTTCAACAGCAACTTCTGCTGCTTCTGCATTTATATCTTCTGCCATTTTGTTACCTCCTTCGTTGAGTGAAATATCATCACTCTTCTTAAGTCCGTCATTAAACGTAACTTTTTGTTTTGTATTTTGATCAGGATAAAGGTTTATTGAAGAATTACTATCAATTACATTACCTGCCAAACCTGGGGCTGCACTTTCTGTCGCTGCATGATCAGGACCTGGTGCATCATCTTTCTTGAAATAAGCATCAATTACTTTTTCAATTGCTTCAAACTTTTCTGAGTCTTTTTGTTCAACCCATCCAATGTTTGTCATCTTTTCTTCACAAACTACACAATCTTTTGTTGTAGCTGTTGATGTTGAAGCAACTTCATCTTGCTTACACCAAAAAACATTTTCTAGAACTACGTCTGCCACCATACCTTTAACCATGGTGCTTCCGTCTGTATTCTTTTGAATTGAAAAGAAATTAGCAAGTTGATTTGCTGGGGAATCTACAAGACTCAACTCATGCAAATCATAATCATGGATAACTCTACGTGTATCATTAGAGCCATCATCTGCTTTTTCCATCTTGGCATCATTAATATTTCCGCCAATTGAGAAACCAGAATAAGTTCCATCCAAGCACTTCTCCCATGCATCTTGTGCACCCTTGGAGATATATGCTGTTACATAAATTCCATTATACTTCTTTTGTGTTTCTGGATCAAAAAAACTATCTTCTTTAAAATCAACCATTTTGCCAACTGCTGATGGCCCATGCATTTCACGGATATTTCCTCTGAAATTATCAAATGCTTTTTTACTTGCTGCAGCTGTAACAATGTCGCCATGTCGGTCAACATTATCTAGGGACGCAAATCCAGATACTGTTCTCTTTTCTCTATTAATCTTAGTAATAGGAAAATGAAGAGCCATTGAAGACTCACTGTTTTGCCAATACGTTTTTTGAATGTCCATATGTAAATAAATAATATCAAGTTTTATGTATAATACATAATTTAACTGATATTTTTTATGATGCCAGAATTGATCTTAATGACCTTTTTGACGTCCGCCCCTTCTGGTTTATAAGTTTTATCTTCTGGTAGTTTTTCTGGGGTTCCAGAATCATGGTCTTCTATATTTGCCAAATACGGTGTCTGTATGTGTGAATCTGGAGTAATATTTGGGTCAGCCATGGAGTTGTGAGATACCAAACCACCAGTTATAAACCCAACTACCACATAAGACAAATGCGATAAATCATGTTGAAATCCTGTTGCAGCCCATGTTGAAAATGAACTTGTTAGGGCAATCCCTAGTGTTTTTGCGTCTAAAATATTAAACTTAAAATGATGTTTCAGGCTCATAATGATCCTTTTAACTCATCATAAATTATTTGTGGCAACGCTCCTGTTACTTTAATTCCCTGCTTTGACTCATACTTTACTAAGGCCGATTGTGTTTGAGTATTCATTATTCCAGTATCGTAAGCAGCTGGCAAAAGTCCCGCTTTTTGCAAAGCTTTTTGAATTGTTAAAACTGCACCATTTTGCTGACCAACGTTAAATGCTGTAGGTGATGTTGGAAATGGCGGAGCATAGAATGCTGTTGGTGAAGGTGTTGGGGCTGGAGTAGTTGTATTAGTAGTGGCTGACATGCCATGTATAGCTGCTGTAGCACCTGCTACAGCCGTACCTGTTGCACCCACTGCTGCTGTTGTTTTTTTGCTTGTAACACCTTTTGAAACAGGTTTTAAGGGTACTGGATATTTTGGCCTTACAATTGCAGCAATAAAAAGATATGGCCTATGAACTCTCCAGCATCCGCTTTCATGAATTGAATCGTTTGGATTACCAGTATTAAAACCAATTGTTGTAATACCATCTGCTGAAGCTGCTTCTAATAATTCTACGTGATCCACAACTCCATCACCATTCCAATCATAAAAAACAAGATCTCCTGGTTGTCCTTGATATTTGTTGACTACTAAACCTTGTCTTTGAAACCAAGGTAGTGCTGCAGGATTATAAGAAAAACCTTTAGGTGTTTGTGCAGCAATTAAATATGAAAGACCAACTTGTGCAAAACACCAACTTACTCCCATTGCACAATACGGAGCATTTTTGATGCCATACCAATCTCCGTATGGATTTTCATCTTGTGCACCAGCGTGAAAACCTATTTGACTACGAGCAACATTTAATACATCTAATGCTGTAGCCACTTGTTAGTTTCCTTCTTGAGATCCCTCGCCCTTAGCATTACGGGCGGTTCCCATTTTATCTGGAGCATTTAAAGTTCTATTTTGATCACGTGTCTTATTACCACTTGCATCAGAGGCTGCATCTTGTGCAACTTTAGGATTGATTATAAGTACTTGATCGCCTCCAGACAAAGGTGCCATGCCACGACGAGCACGAACTTCATTTGGAGTAATAACTTGATCTTTAAGGTAACGATCATCAATTCTTGATTGAGTTTCTTCATCTGTCAAAGCAAGTTCATTGAATCTAAGAACAAAGGCATCTGTTACTTCTCTAATAATAAGATTAATCTTAAATTCAAGTTCTTCTTGACGTGGACGACAAACCTGCTCTTTAAATGTTTTATCTGCATCTTTAGCATTTGCAAGAGAAACGTTTGCTGGCATTCCAAGCTTTGATACGGGAACACGGTGAGCAAGAAGAATACGATCTCTATTTTCTACTGCGTAGTTTTTAAATGAAGAGTCTTGAATTCCCGCTTCAATTGGTTCCATGTTAAATTCAACACGAGCATTATCTCCATCTGAAGGAAGTGGGATATAAAGCGTTCTATGGTTTCTTCCCTTAAGTCCTGTTTGGAAAAACTCAAGCAATTTACGTTCTGATTCAGATGTGAGTTTAGCTCCTTTTACAGTAATGATATAACGAGGAACAGCTTTGTTTTCAAAATAATCTAGATTGAAACGCTGAGCAAATTCATCACCAGCAAGGGCATTCTTTGCAGACAAAATGTCTGGAATACCATAGTAAGTATTTGATGGTGTAAAGATTTTAAAGTGAATAACTTCATTTGGTTGTGGATCCGTTCCAATTTGATCTGGAGTTTCTGTATCTCCAAAGTTTCTAAAGAAGGTGTATCTGTTATATACAACCTGAACAAAGCCATCACGATGACGACGAATTCTCATGGTTGTTGCAGGAATATGTCCAAGATATCCAATCTTGCCAGTTGATGTTCTGCCTACTTCAAGATAAGCATTTCCTGTTGATTCAAGATCAATATAAACCTTTTTCATATTCTCAATAAATGAATCATCTGAGTTTAATGACTCTAGATATGAGCGAAGTTGCTCTTTTGCTTGTTCAAGCTTTAAACGCATCTTGTCAAGCTTTTTAGGGTTATCCATAGAATCTTCAATTTTTGAAGTTGTAGCCCAAGTATTCTCAAACTTATAGCCAAGACCAACTACGTTAGCAGCTTTGGCATTTACAGCAGAGTGATGATATGGAGATACGTCATAAAGTTGTGCAAGATACATAACATTATATGGCGGTTGAACAATTTGAAATAGAGAGTATCCAGTTAAATCAAGAGGATCAAGCTTTTTTGATTTTGCTTCATCAATTCCAGTGAATGACTTTTCAATTCTATTTGCTCTACGTCTAAAGTTGTCATTAAGGCCTTCAGACTTTTTAATCTCTTCCCAGCTTTTATTAAATGGGTCTTCAAAATTTTCTTCTGAATTAGTTATTAATTGATAATCTCTATCCGATCTTATTTGCACGATTCCGTTTTCATCGTCATCTGCAACTGTAGCTTTATGCGAGTCCAAGTTCTCTAGCCTCCTTAACGTATTCCATCATTGCTGGTAAATCTTGAGGATCTGGAACCATTCCCATTTCTCCTCTTGCTTTTTGTTCTTCAAGTTCTTCGTCTGTAACTGGTCTATGACCTGCAAAAAATAAAGGATGTCCTTCATCCAAGCCGTAGTGCTTAGCTAATTCTTTAAGCTTTTTAATTTGACGAATATCTCCCTTGATAGACTGAATGGACATATACGCCCCTTCTTCATCTCTAACTACGGAGCCGTCTGGCATTTGCCAAACATACATTCCCCAGTTTACTTCGTCTATAGGTGTAACCTTCATTTTTGCCATATGATTATAATACCATTCTATGCTGTTAATTCGTAAAACATGTACACACAACCGCCATTTTTATTAAAAATTGAACGCCTTTATACACTCTTTTTCATTTTGTATCAATCTTTCGTCGTTAGGGCTTAGCTCTAATGCTTTTTGTGCGTACTCTAGAGCCATCTGATAATTGCCCAAATTATAAGCAGAAACGCATGCAAAGTCATATGGGGCATATCCCCAAGCAAAATCCTCACATAAGTAATCTAAAGGCTTCTCTTTAATTGCCAATGCTTTTTCTGAATATTCCAGGCATGATCTCCACATTTGATTTTGATAATAAAGTTCTGCAAGATCAACGTATGGCTCTCTTCTTTCTGGACTTTCATTTAATGCATTCTTAAACAGTTTTTCTTTTTCAAGAAAATTATCTGCCATTTTTGCTAGGCATCTAAAAGATTCTGCTCTTTCTGGTTTCCAAATAGCTGTAGGTAAAAGCAAATGTCTAATAAATTCTTTTTTAGCTTGTTCATTCATTTTGTAAAAGAAAAGCTCTCTGGCATAGTAAAAAGCTATTCTATCATTGTATGGATCTTCTTGTGCAGCATGAGATAAAAGTGGAAGATATTGAAGTCTTGGCTTGTTGTTATCTGGAAAATGATGAACGGTAGCGTTTGATATTACATGCTTTTCTTCTATTCTATCTGCATACAAAGTTTCATGCACTGGATGCTTCCATCTATACCCAAATCTTGAATGCATTTTATCAGCATGAAATACTATTCCTGGATTACCTTCTTCAGTCCAATTCCAAACATAGTTATATTTTATTTTTGTTGCACCTTGCTCAAAAGCTTTTTCTACCTCTTCCCGCCATCCAGGTAGCAGAATTTCATCCATATCAAGAGAAACACATATATCTATGTCATGTGGCAAAAAAGCCAATGCAGCATTTCTTGCATCGTCAAATCTCCATGGCTTTATTGATATTGGAACCACTCTAATACCTAATGCCAGTGCTCTAGCCACTGTACTATCTTGAGATCCTGTGTCTGCTATAAGTAAATAATCTGCTTCTTTTGCAGACTCGTACCACTTTTCAACAAACTGCTCTTCATTAAGAGCTATAGTGTATACAGCTATTTTCATTTTGCATCCTCAAAAAAATCTGACAAAACCTCTTTGTGCTCTTTGAAAGTATAGTTTTCCCAAGAAAGGTGTGCTTTTATTTCGTTATCAGATAGCTGTCTTGCAAAAAATGCAAGATCAGATATATTAGAAACCACAAACTTTTCTACTCCATCTTGAAATTTAAAACTATCTTCTAAAACTAATGTTTCGCTGGGAATTCCATTTATAAATATTTGCATCTTTTTTTGATTATAAACACAATAAATGTTTATTCTTCCTTCTATATCTGGTATTGATTTTGTTACAATTTTTGAACCTAGCATAAAGGCTATATATTCTTTGACTTTACCTATTGCACCAATACATGATCCATTTTCATTTTGCATAAAAATGCCAAAATTATCAATATCTTTTTTATCTACCCAAAACTCTATTGTAAAAACCCCATCTTCAAAACCTGGCAAAAACCAAGAGTAGAAGTTTTTAATTTCTATAGCATTATCAACTTCTTTTGCTGGCAGTAAACTTAAAATCCTATTGCTATAATCATTTTCAGAAAGTTTCCAAAATGCCAATGGGTAGTCCATTATGACTCTATGTATATAACTCATTTTATTTACCCTTTGTATAGGCTGTTAAGAAACAGTATCTTCTTTTAATTTAATAAATATTTGCAAAGTAATTCTTACTTTATTTTCTGATGTAACTGGAGATGTTCCATGTAACTGCAATTTATCATTTAGCAAGCATAGGTTGAACGATGGTAAAACCGCATTCCATTTTGCTTCATCTTCATTATACCAGTTAAACATGCCACCATCATTATAAGACCACTCTTTATTCAAATAAATTGTAGCTGCCTTTGAGTATACACCATCATTATGAACTGGTATATATGAACCTTTAGTCCAAAGATAGACCATAGCTCCGCCCGCTTCACTTAAAGAATAATCTTTATCTTGATTGTAAATTCCTTTTTCCTCAAGTATAGACTGAACCATATTTAATCTATCCCCATCAAGCTTAATACAAATTACAGGAGCACTATTTAAGACTATACTTTCATTCCAAGTTTTATTTGTCCAAATATTAAATTTTTCATCTGTTTTTCCATATAAAATATTTGTGCCCAAAGAGTATAGTTCTTCCGCAAAAGATTCTGGTAAAAAACTTCTATACTGAATCATCTGAGCCAGCTAACCACTGCATATCTTGTACCTTCAGTAACTTCAGTTACTGAATGATTATACACATAGTTTGAAGGGAACATTAGAAGGTCATGTGCTTTTGGCTTATAATATATATTAAATCTTGGGAACTGTATTTCACCGCCCTCATAATCTTCATTCATATAGTAAACTGTTGAAATTCTTCTATGGTGTACTTCTCCATCATCTACATGGTTTGAAAAAAACTGACCAGCACCGTATTTTAAAAAGCTCCAGTCATCGTGCCAATTTGTTGATACACCAAACATAGATTTATAATCATTTTCACATGGAGTAAATGCTTCATAAAAATAATTATTTAATGTTTTAAAAAGAGAGTCTTGTGGACTATGAAAATCTTCATTTATGCCATTTAAGTATGATATCCCAAAAGTATCTGTATTTCTTATTCTAGTATCCACACCATTGTATTCTCCAGATATTATTGATGATTTGGATATTGATATTAAATTATTTTCAATACAATTTTCAATTTCAGGAATAAGTGATTCTGATTCCAAAAGAACATTTTTATAAACTACGATTCCAGGTGCTATTTCTAACTTTTCCATTTACCATTTTCCAATCGGGCATTGTGCTTCTTTTAATTTTGTTTTTACGCCCATAAAACAACCGCACTGTTTACATTGTTTGGTTAGTTTAATTAACTCTGGGCAAGACTTACATATATCAAGTCTTTTTTTACCTTCTTCTAGGTCCCATTCTGTATTTGGGTTTACAACATCCCAAGGGGTAACCCCTTGCTTTTCTTTATACTCTTGCCACTTGCTTTTATTCATAATAAATCCAATCAAACTATCAAGTTATGCTTTAGGGTTGAATGTGTTTCCGTCATATTGCCAACCAATTTTTATAACTTCAGAATCACTTACCTCTATTGTTTTTAAATAATTACAGATATCTTCAGAAAAATTTGAAAGCTTTGGATTGCTTACTGCCCAAGATACATACCCAGCAACATCCTGATCAACAACCAGTATTACTTTTCTCATATCTGTATTCAAAAAATTATTTTTCATTGGCCATATTTCCTTGGATGGACTTAAAACATTGGTGCCGTCATACGACCAACCATAGTCTGCTGGACAATCATTATCTATTTCAACATAAAAATGATCTGAATTTATGGCAGCAATAAATCTTTCACCCCATGAAACCTCATCATCCAAAATCAACGGAAGTATGACTTCATTATCTTTGTTTAAATAAACAATTTGTGTTTTAGCCAAATTAACTCCTTTTTATTTATTATAGCACATTAAAAAAGCTTTAACATCCATTTGTAGTACAGTGACCACTTACACAAATACACGCACAACCAGCACAAGTTCCTCCTGGGCCAGTTCCTGGGTTGGTTGTAACGCCTGGGTTGGTTGTAACGCCTGGGTTGGTTGTAACGCCTGGGTTGGTTGTAACGCCTGGGTTGGTTGTAACGCCTGGGTTGGTTGTAACGCCTGGGTTGGTTGTGATTGGAGTAGGCGTTGGAGTAGGCGTTGGAGTAGGCGTTGGTGAGGGGCTAGCTGCCTGATAAACTGTGTAAGTATAACCAACACTTGTACCTAAAGATACCGTTGATCCTGAAGCAACTGATTGACTATTAATTATTTGATCCAAGGACTGGTTTGTTGTAGTAGTTGACCCAAGAGAAGCATAAGTTAAACCTAATGATGTTAGTTGTGCTTGTGCAGTAGTAATAGATTCACCCACAATATTCGGAACTGTTACTGTTGCTTGTACATAATTATAAATACTTAAAATAACAGTATTTGTACTTTGATTTCCTGCTGGCGGGGTTTGAGCATAAACATATCCACCTTGAGAATTATATGAACTATAACTTGAATTACTTGTATTTGTTACAACTGAACTAAAATTTACTCCTGCTGCAGTTAATGCTACTACTGCTTGATTATATGAAAGGTTAGTTACATTAGGAATTGTATATGTATATACTATTGTTGATGGTGGGACATATGCTGCTTGATTTGAAGAAACTTTTCCAAATATGTTATTAAAGGTATTGGCTAGATAACCTGAGTAATGCCCAATTCTTTTAATTCCCAATTCACTGCACCAATACTCCAGATATGCAAACATTTATATAGTTGTTTACGTTTGCAACAGCATACAAAGATTCTCCCGCATTTGCAACTTGTGCCATATCAAGAACTACAGTTGTATTACCGTCAATTTCAATATCACCCAAAATTTTATATTGATCTGCATATGTTGCACCATTTGGAACAATCCACATACTAAAAGAAAGCAGACCATTTGAAATATTACTAATCAATAATTCTTTAATAATTGCTTGTGATGGGAATGTGTATAGTGGGGATGCTGTAGCAGTTAATAGCGTAGGTCCCGCAAATCTTGTTGGTGTATATGCCATTATTTATCCCTTATGGTGTTGGTACAGCCCATTTAGCAATAAGAGCTTGCTCAATTGTGTTGTATGTTGCTGCAGAGTGATTTGTGTTGTAAAAAATTAATTCTCCAACAGAAAATTGTCCGTAAGATGATCCGTATCTTCCTACAGCTTGACCAGTCATAGCTGAAAGTGGGCCACCAGATGCACCAACTCCTACGTCAACGCCATTTCTACGAATACGCTTTGAGTTATCTGTTGTGCTATAAACTAGTGTATAAACTTCTGGAACACCTGCGTTGGCATTCAATACAATTGCAGATGTATCATCGTTTCCGAATCCAAACTTAAATGTGTTGTTTGCAAGGTATCCTGTATAGAAGTTTGAACGGGTATTTGATGAAGTACCACCAATAATATAAGAATTTGAAGACAATGCTGTCTTAGTTGCAACCATATATACAGTAAATGATGTGCCAGCAAGGAATGCCATAGTTTGATCTGAAAATGTTAGGAACTGTGCTGATCCAGAGAAAGCAATAGCTCCAAGTCCGCCAATTCCTGAAGACTGATAGACTGGCTTATTTGCTTGAGTTGCTTGTACAAGAGTTCTAGCATTTGCAGTTTTATCTGTCCATGAAGAAACATAGTTATTTGAATCTTTTGAGATTGTTTGTAATGCTGCTGCATCCCACCAAGCGACTTGGTTTACGTGTGTAAATCTTGGGCGGGAATAGATACGTTGATTACCTAGCATTTTTTACCTCTGGTCTTGTTCCTATATTTGCTGATTTCAAATTTTTAGCAGATCTAGCTTTCTCTAGACTTTCTCTATACTCTTTAAAAGCTTTTTTATCTTCTGATGTAAGATTTGCATCTGAACTTTCTGTCCAGTCTGTTGATATCTTTTCAAAATCAATATGTGCGTTAAGATGTTCTTTTTGTTCTTCTGATGTCATATTTACAACTTCAGCTCCATACCAAACCCCGTCTTTTTTATATGGGTTGCATGGAATTAAATGCTGGGTTGTTGAATCATGTTCAATATCAGTTGAAATTGCAACTGCATTATGTGACTTCAAATAGTCTTCTGTTGGAATTCCATCTGGAAAACTGACGTTAGGAAACAGTTCCCATGACTTTCCATCGCTTATTACACTATCTTTTTCATCAATAATTGCATAATGCATTTTTTACCCCTTATACGTACAAATCTGTGTATGCGTATCCACCATAGATGGTTGAACCACCATTGCGTGTATAGAAGTTTAGCAATGTTGTATTTGTTGACAATACTGGAGGAGTATTTGCAGCTCCGCCACCGTCCCACTTAACTGCTGAAGGCCAGGTAATTGTGTATGAGTTTCCTGCCTTAATTTCTACTTGCCAAAATTGTGCAGCGTTAACTGTTTGTGGAATGTTGACAAATGCAACTGTAATATTTCCACCAGCTGTTAGCTGATATACGTTTGCTAGAGAAATATCACATGTTGCTGTACCGCTTGATACGGTTCCAAGTGATGTCTCTTGTGATGGGATATTAAAATATGTATATCCCTGACCGTTAATCGGTGCCTGCAAATATGTGTATGTCCATAATGCTGGTGTGACCGCTTGGGGTGACATTGTTACTGGCATTTTTTTTATCTCCTAATTTTTAATTAATTTTATTGCTTAACATAATATGTAATAATTATAACACCAGAACCACCGTTGCCAGAGCTTCCGTTCATTCCAGCACCACCGCCTGAGCCTGTATTGCTTTGAGCATTTACTGAAGGAGATCCTAAATTGTAAGAATAACCGATACCACCACCATGAGATGCAGATCCCGAAGCACTCCATCCAGAGCCTGAGCCACCGCCTGCTATACCATAAAGGCCTTCTCCACCTTGTCCACCAGTAAAGTCTTGTGTTCCATTACCATTACATGATCCAGAACCGCCACTTGATGAACCCTCACCAGTTCCTTTACTTCCTGGTGCACGACCTGCATAAACACCTGCCCAAGTTTGAATAGCATTTCCACCAGCACCGTTGGCACCACCGCCACCGCCACCTGCCCCCCAAGAAGTTATCCAGTTGCTTCCGCCACCGCCTCCTGAACCATAACCAGAAATATTTTGTGCTCCTGCACCATTTGCTCCACTATTACCCCAGCCACCACTGTTAGCATATCCGCCACCGCCTCCACCGCCGTAGGCGATTATATAGAATGAATCTGAGCTACTTCCAAATGTGGTATTTCCACCATTATTGCCCTGATTGTTTCCATTACCACCAACAGCTGCACCGCCACCGCCAATGGAAATAGGGATATTTGAACCTGTGGCATAAGCTGTTGTATCAACAATTCTTCTTATGAGTTGTCCTGCTCCACCGCCACCTGCACCGTAGGTGTTAGAGTTTCCTCCGCCTCCAGAACCACCGCCTGCAACTACTGTTACATCTACATATGGAGCACACTGTGCAGGCTTATTCCAAGAAGATCCGCCTGTTAGCGTAACAGTTTTTTGCACATAAGTAGTAGTTCCTAATGCCACTGCATTTACTGCAGAGGTTATAGCTGAAGCAATTGGAGTTGATTGAGCATACGCTGCTGACTGTACCTGAGAATCAAGTCCAGGTATATAAATTTGATTGATTGTTCCATAAGTTGTCATTATTTAGCTCCTTCTGAATTTACTATTGGCAAAATTGGAGCAACTGGTGTATAAGTAGTTCCATTTGCTTTAGCAATAACAGCTTGGATTTCATCATATGTTGGGATAGTTTGAGTAGGCTCTTCTGTAGCAGGAAGAGGTGCTAATTCATCTTGAGTTATAACTGGGGCGGTAAATGTATTATCTTTTGGATTATATGTCCAAAAAACAGAAACTCTTGGTTCTGATGATGTAACATCTACTACTGTAAGATCTACCCAGTCTGGGTGGGATTTTACCCAATCTTCATTATCACATATGATTACATTACCCACAATATTATCTGGAGATATAATCGCAAAAGCTTTTAAATCATCTGAAATTGGTATTGACATTAGTTACTACCTCCTGTTTTAGCAATTGCTGCTTGATATTCTGCTATAAGGTTATCATGATCAATAGCACTTTGAGCTTTAATTTGCTCAATAACAGGAGCAATAAATTTTGAACCATCATAAGACCAACCTACTGTTGGTGCTTCTGGAAAAACTAAATTGGTAACATCAATATGTTTATGATTTTGATAATCTGGATGAGATTCAAAGTCATTTAACGTATTTGCAATTACAACATTATCTACAATATTATTTTCATTTACTAATGCTAAAGTTATCATTTATTAAGCCACCTTTACCCAGTAATAGATTATACAAGCTCCACTACCGCCATTGCCCCCAGCAGATTGACTATATCCACCGCCACCGCCACCGCCAGTTCCATTGGTACCGTTGTTTGCAGTATTGTTATAAACTCCTTCTCCTCCAGCTCCGCCACCAGCAGAACCTCCACCACAAGCAGAACCTCCACCGCCACCGCCACCAGCAAGACCCATTATTCCAGGCCCTCCACGTCCAGCTAAACCAATATTGCTAGTCCAGCTATTGCATGTACCTGCTCCGCCAGATGAACTACCGTAACCCCAAGCCCAGCCACCATTGCGACCGCCACCAGGTGTACCGTTGTATCCGTTAATTGTAGCAGTTCCGCCACCACCGCCTGCTCCGCCACCGCCACCTGCTGGAGCATACTGATAGTTATAGTAGCCACCTCCGCCTCCGCCTGAGCCTGAACCATAAATTGTATTATAGTATGGATCGCAATATCCATAATTTCCATTATTTCCATTATTTGACTGGGCACCGCCACCGCCACCGCCCCATGAAATTAAATAAAATGTTTGACCATTGACTCCAAATGTGGAGTTACCGCCATTATTTCCTTGTGAATTTGAGTTTGCACTTGGAGCACCTCCACCGCCAGCGATACCCACAGAGATACCAGAACCAATAGGAACTGATGAGATATCAACAAATCTATCAAGTAGTTGACCAGCTCCGCCACCGCCACCGCCACAATAAGATGTGGTTGGAGAAGCACCTGAGCCGCCTCCGCCTACCAATACCACCCTTACTGTACTTGCTGTATTAGCTGGGCGAGTCCAAGTTCCTGATCCATAAAATCGTGTTTCCATAGGGATATATCCACCTGTTGGAATTGTTGATGCAAGATTTGATGCATAGGTTGATGGAAATGCCTGAGTTATTCCAGCAAGTGCAGAGTTGTTAAGAGTTGTACTTAACCCTGGTAGATATACGTTAGAAGCGGTACCTGATACGGCCATGTTTTGTTACTCCTTATTTATTTAAAATCAAGATGTTGTTACTTTAACGCCTGAAATGAACATTGTCACTGCAGATGCGTTAGATGCTGATAGAGAAATAGACTCTCCTGTATTCATTACCTGCTTGATATCCAAAGTCATGAATGTCTGTGGAGGAATGCTCAACTGATAAGCAAGATAAGTTCCTGCTATCTGAACTGTAAATGTTTGAGCAATCAGAGTGATATTCATAGCTGTGATTGATGTCAATACATCTGTTTCTGCAGATGGAGTTGTATACACAGATGTTGCAGAAGCTGAAAGTGTTCCTGCATAAAATCTACTTGGTGTGCTTGTTACTGTCATTTTATAGTGCTCCCATATTTGCGTTAATTACGTAATTATTATACGTTGCTGAAAGTGCTGCTTGCCCTGCTGTTACCGCCGTAGCAATTGCTGCGGTTTGAGTTGCTGCAGCTGCGTTTACTGTTGTTACTGCTCCTGAAGAAGCATTTTGAATCGCTGTGAGCTGAGTGTTTGTTGCAGCAAGCACGTCATTAACCCCTAGAAGATTTCCCATTGCTTCAATTGCTTTTGCCAAAAATACCAAATCCTGAGCTGCGAGTGTAGCAGAGCTTAGGTTATTTACCTGATTCTGGAAAATAGTGATCTGGCTTTGAAGGGTTGCGTAGTTTGTTGTCATTTGTCATTCACCTCTCATATAGTATATCATAGCTGCTTAAAAAATCAGCTATTTGTTGTCCCGTTTGTTGGATTTAAATTTGGTCCAGTTGCTGCGTTATCAGGATTTGGTACATTTGGTGAATGCGGTAGATCCAGAGAAGCGGGCGGGGTTGGCCAATTAATATCAAAGTCTTTTATTGATGGAGGCAAATCTCTAAGTGCTTGCCTGTATGTTTGCCATGCAGCTTTTGTTGCTGCATCCATTGTGGCATTTTCTGTCCAATCGGTGGAATCAAGCAAAATTTTTCTATGATTTCTTGCATGAAGTAAAGCACCTACTGTTGTTTGCTCTGTTCTCCATTGAGTATGTTCTACATCAGTCATATGCCTTGGCTGTTTTGTAGTTTCATCAATTATCATATGCTTTCCATCAACAAAATAATCATCAACTTCATACCATACTGAACCATCTTCTGTATTATCTGTTGGTAATGATGTGGCTTGTCTTGTTTCAATCTGAATCAAACTATCTGGATGAAACTTTGCATACTTTTTAATTGGAAGTGGATCTGGCAAAGGTTGTGCATTTGCAATATCCACTGGAACTTCAAGTGAATCTGGGTGTACTGTTAAATCAATTCCCGATGTTACATTTGTCATTATCTATCTCCATATAGTGTTGCTGCTCTGTTCCAAATTGCATAGGAATCAATTGTTGATGTATAGTTATTGTTTGTAGTATCTGCATATGACATTGCTGCATATGTCAATCTCATATCTGGTTGAATCCAGTAATTTGGAGGAAATGTTCCCTGCATGTTATAAAATGAATTATTATCATCCCAATAATAACAGTTTGAACCAGATGTCCAAAAATACATTGTATTTGTTAGTACTACCGCACATGATTGATTTGGTCCTAACGTAAATGAACCAGAGATACCAGTATTTGATGTGTTTGTTCCTGTTTGAGTGGTCATATTATACCAGTTCATGCCTGTAGCATTTGCATAGTTTGTTCCTGAAGAATATGAAGGGATACCGACTTGCATTCCCGCACCATCATAACCAGAGCACCAGTAATCTGAAACTAGTCCCCATACTGAAACGCTAATTGATGATGATGGATGAAAATTTCTCAAAAACATTACACGTGCACCAAATGGTCCATAACATGTTGTTGATGGATATGTAAGATACATTTGATGTGATCCACCAGACTGGTTATTTGTTGACCATTGGAGCTCTTTTCTCTTCCATCCCCAAGTTTTTTGAGATTCATTTTGCAAACGATAACCGCCCAATGCATACCAAAATGATCTTTCTGCATCCCATGGTTGAGTTCCAGTCATATATGTATAGTAGTTTGTCCATGAATCTGAGTTGTTCCAAGAATAGTTACCCATCATTGAATTACCACGATTATTTACAGAATAAATAGATGGTACAGAATAAGGCAAACGTGCAGCATTTTGAACTTCTTTTACAACGTTATCTATGCCAGTTGTAACTCCAAGTGAAGCTGCAGTAATTCCCAAAGATGAGGCACTCAAGCCCGTTTGGCTTTGAATTTCTGGTAGTGTAATACCTTGTGTTTGAAAGTTTAAATCATTTAAATTAGGCATTATACTTTTCTCCATCCATATGTTGAATTATAGTAAACCAATGTGATTGATCCACCATTTGTATTGAATACTAGTGGGTTTGATGATCCTTGAATAGACTGACCATTATTTGCAACAGAGAAGTTAGTTGATCCTGAAGTTCCCGTCGCATCTACAATCTGAACCTGTGCACCAATTGCTGGGTTAAGCGGTAGTGTAATTGTTAGTCCTACCGATGGAACAACAAGAAGTCTGTCATTGCTTGCTGCAGTATAGTTTGCAGTAATTGTTTTCCAAGCAGATGGTACGGTTCCAATTGTTTGTTGTACTGACAAAAGTGCTGAAGCAACCGAGCTATATTGTGCAGAGTTTGTTGATATAAAAGCATTAACGTTTGTCATTTGATTCTGCAAAGTCGTAATAGCACTTGTATTTGCAACCAACACTGAACCATTTGCACTTGTATTTATAGATGCAATGCCTGCTGCTGCAGCAGCATTAATTGCTGTTATTTGTGTTGTGGTTGCATTATAAATATCAATTACGCCAAGTGCTTGACCTATAGTATTTAATCCATTACCAAGAATACCAAGATCTGTTGCACTTAATTGACTACTTGTCATCAGACTTGTTGCAGCAACCTGAAACAAGTTAATTTGACTTCCGAGAATATTAGCTGTGGCTGCAGGAGTTGACATATTTTAAGCCTGTGCCTCAATCCATGAAAGTACTGCTGAAATGTTACCAGCGGTGCTTCCAATATTAGTTGCAACAATTGTTAGAATATCTGGGCCGTTAGGGAATCCTGGGTTAGTAGTATTTCCATCTCCATTCATATATCCATTTCCAAGGTTTCTAACTTTTGTCAAGTCAAACATTGTTGTTGAGTAACCATTTCCACCAGCAGTGTTATCTGTATAGAAAGCGAAAATAACGTCTCCGCCAGAAACTGTATTCGTAGGTGTTGTGATTGGATTTCCAATCGTACCCGTTCCATCATGGTAAATGATTTGAGATAGAGATCCAGCTCCAACCTTATTGGTTAGCCATTGTGAAGGAATTGAAACTCCGTTAAGTGATTGTGGATTCAATATGCCTTGAATCAAGAATTGACCAGAGCATAGAATCTGCAGAGAGTAAAGGTTAAGCTGCATGTTATTTGCAAGCTCACGAACACCAAAGTTTCTTCCGACACCGTTATCTACAGAAGGTGCTACACGGATAGAAATTAGTGGGCGGGAAATTAGTGTTGATCCAAATGTCTGAACAACCAAACCTTGGTTTGCTAAGTTAGTTGATGCAAGTGTTAATGTACTTGCTCCCATTGTGTATGTAATTGTAGTTGATGTAACAGAAGTCACAGCATATGTACCATTAAAAGGTGTTCCAGAAAATGTTACAAGGGCTGATTGTGATGACACTGATGTCAATCCTACGTTTGTTGAAGTTCTTGCAAAAGAAAATGTTGCTCCAGTAGTTGCGGTGATCGTCCATGTTCCATTAAATACAGAATCAACACCAGTGATTGTCACCGAGTTTCCTACTTGAAGTAGGTGAGGAACAGATGTTGTAATTGTTGCAACGTTAGATGTTAACTGTTTTGCAGTAACAGTATAAACATAGTTAATATTACTAAATGTGGCATTATAACCAGCTTGGATTGAGTGTGCTGCAGTTGTTGTAATTGTGGCAACACCTGAAGATGAACTGTATGATGAAATGTTGGCTGAAACAGAACCAGATCCACCTACCTGCAAATAAGATTGCATGTTAGCAGCAAAAAGGAAGTTTTTATCATTATCAAAACGTCCATCCATAATTACAGATGATCCCCAGTGCGTCATTACTGGAGCACATTGTTGAGAAATTGTTTGAACTGATACTTGAGCTGTTCCTGTTCCACCTGGAATTGTAGCATCTGGTCTATATGTCCATAGAACATAGCTTCCATTAAGTTGTTGCAAAGCACCTGAATAATAAACAGGTTGCTGAACACGTCTTACGACTGTAATTGGATATCCCTGAACTGTTGAGTTAAAAGCACCAATTGATGTATATTGACAAATTTCAATGTTTGAACCATCATTAATTTTCAAATAACCAGATGAAGGCCAGTTTACCGCATTGTCTACGAACAAAGTAGTATCTGTTGGATATAAAGGTGAACCTAATGTTGATGTTGCACCTGAAACCAGTTTTGCTGAATTAAGAGGTTCATTAATAGATTCATAACGAGCAGGCAAATTACCTGAACGTTGATATGCTGCAAAGTTTGTATTATTTTGTGATGCTTCGTGACACCATGTAATTTTTCCGCCAGTACCTCTGAATCCATAACGAATAGTACCAGCACCATACCATGAATAATCAATATAGGTCATTTGCATCTTACCTGGATCAAACACATATCCTGAAGGTCCAGTTCCATCCATCTTGTCAAGATTCCACTGTGACTGTGGAACTCGTGAAACTTGAACTTTTCTAAAATATGTTGAAGAGTTTGATGGGCCACGATATGCAGGATTAATTGTCATTGATGTGTCATTTGTAATTCCTGTTACCAAATATGTTTGACCTTTAATAATAACTCTATCTCCAACAGTCAATTGTTTTCTAAAAGATGTTAGAGTTCCTGTTACAACATTGCTATATTGAGTTACAGCAATTGTTCCAAATAGTTCTTTTGTTCCCCATTTACGGCAAGCATACATTTGCTGACCATCATATTCAAAGTAAAAGCCATCTTGTTCGTTGAATAGTCCTGCACGAGTTGCAGCACCTTTCCAGTTAACTACTGTTGCAAATACGTTAGTTCCTCCAGGGACCTGATCAATTGCGTTAAGTGATTGTGTAAAGTTGATATTGAATGTAAAGTTATTAATATCAATAACATTGATAACTTGGAATGTAGCATTAAAAGGGTTATATGATCCAACAGTTTGAACACCGCTGATTGTTACATACGCTCCTGGTTGGAGGTTGTGGTTTTGTACGGTTGTAACTGTAATAACATTTGGTCCAGCTAGAGTTGACTGTGCAATTAGGTACTGAACGTCAAATGTTGGGGTAAACTTTGTTCCTGTTGAAAATTGAATTCCCTTACCAGCTTGATACCTGAAATAACGACGGGTTTGGCGAATAGTTTGTGCACCACAAACGTTAGAGCTTGTTGAAAGAATAACTCCGCCATCTAGTGGTCTGTGTTCAACATAACCCTGTGCAGATGCATAAATTGGTTGATTTGTTGTTACAACTGGGTTAATAATTTGGGTATTTGCAATAAAAGAAAATGTAGTAGGTGTTGCAACGGTGTCAACATAAAATGTTCCACCCAAAGATGCACCAGTAATTTGTGGTATTAGCACTTCGGTGCCTGGAAAAATACCATGAGGAGTAGGTGTTGTTACTGTAATTCTTGATAGGGTAGCAGAATCTGAAACTGCCGTCCAGTTTCCATAGTTACCAGAAACTCCACCTGTAATATTGGCATTATCAAAGATTCCACCACCATAGATAGTTGTAAGTGTTCCTTCTGTTATGCTTCCACTAACAATGCCTTTTGCAACATATGTAAAACTTGTTGAGGATGTTGGGGTAACAAGAAATGTTCCTTCTGCAGAGTTATTTAAAGTTTCCTGAACAGAAATAACGTCACCAGCATTAAGTCCGTGTGGTGTATTTGTCACTACGGTTATATTAGAACGAGGTGAGGCACCATCTCCAGTAATGCTTGCCAAATCAAATGAGTTTCCACCAGTATTACGTCCAAAGAAGTTTGGATAGTTTTGAATTAGTGTAATAGCTTCCCACTTTGAAGGCTGAACTCCATACTCAAAGTCTGTATCAATCAAAGATTCAGGAGTTGAAACTCTTTGCTTTCCTACTGGATCAATCAAAACTGCTTCTGGAGATGTAATTTCAACAGGCTCGTCATACATTATTGATATAGCATCAGTTGATGAAAGTGCACCACAAGAGAAGTTGAGAACGATGGTCGTAGTAGAGTGTGCACCATCAGTCGTGTATGTCTGAGTTGGTCCCAAAATTACTGGAGTATTTTGAGCAATTGTCCATGATGCAGCACCAAGTGTTGGATCTGACCAGTTATAAAGGATTGTGCCAGTTGTTGTGTCTGTTATAAGAAGAGTACGCTCTTGTCTTAAAACTGATGGTACCACCAAAGTATTTGTTGATGGTGTAAATGTATATCCTGTTAGTGGGTAAACTCTTCTTGACATGTTTTATAATCTCCCTTATACTGCCATTGACAATGCCAAAATATGTGCATTGTTTGTATTTAATGTTACATAGTTTTCATACTTTGGATAATAGATTCCAAGATTTAGAATTTGATCTACCGCCCAATAATTATAAGCTGTTTGTAGTTGATTTACAACATAACTTGCTGTTGGTCCTGTTGGACCTGTAGCACCTGAAGGACCTGTAGCACCTTTGGTACCAGCTGGGCCCATCAAGCTTCCCTGCAAAACCCAAGTTGAAGAACTTGAGCTATAAACATAATAATAACCATTACTTAGATTTAAGAACCCGTCACCATTAATCATTCCAGTGACTCCATAAGTTACTGGATCTGTTTGTGCTGATCCAATTATTGTACCACGTGTTCCAGCAATACCTGGGGTTCCTTGTGGTCCAGTAGGTCCTTGTGGGATAACAAAATTAAGAACAGCATTTCCATATGTTCCAGTATTTGTTACGGATGCTGGATTACCAGCAGTTGTTACAGAAGTTGTGCCAATTGACACTGTTCCTGCAGGACCAGTTGGTCCCGTTGGTCCTTGTGCTCCAGTTGCTCCTGGACGTGAGCCAGCTACTACTACCCACGACGATCCATTCCAGCGTTTTAATGACAATTACATCAACTCCTATTTTTAAATTATACCAGATAGAAACCTAAAAGCTTTAAATTCCCATCCATCTTAATGCTTGTTCATTTTGTAGATTTAAGTTAGTTACAGCCACAGATGTTTCAATAACTACAGCTTGAGGAATTCTATTCCATGCTCCATTTGCAGCATAAAATGGGTTTCCAGTGTTTTGAACATAAACAAACATTCCATCAGATAAAGTGGGGTCTGGAAGGTTTGAAAAACTTGGGTATTGTGCAAAAGTTAAATTTGAATAAGGCCATGGGTTGTTCACATCTGAATCATCAATCCAATATTGAACCTGTGTTGGATCTGGGGCAATACCAAATGTATCTGTTATTAGCTGTCCCGCCTCATCAGAAAGATTAACAAAATAATCTCCTATATTTGGTGTTTCAGTTAAATATGGATCGGCAACATCTGCTGGAATGACTGGTAAACCTGAGTCTGATAAATCTGCCCAAAGTGTGTTTGTGCCAAAATCAGATGTTGGTGGTGTACTTTGAACAACTATATATTCATTTTCATCATACTGAGATTCATCTAACCAAAGATCGCCGACAATTGCTTGTGAAGTTGGATCACCAACACCAACCCAAAATTCTGTTGGGGCAGCTATTGTGTCTGTAGTTATAAAATTAGAACCGCCACCACCGCCAGATCCAGAACCTAGATCTTGCCAGTTTGTTGTATAACCACGAAATTTGTTTGTTGTTGTATTAAAATAAACTTGTCCTGAAGAACCAACAGCTGGGTCGCTAGCTAATCTAGCGACCTGTAATGCTGTTAAAAAGGATTTAGCCAATTTTATACCCCTTTATTATCCAGTAATTACTACGTTGTATGTGATTCCTGTTGCTGGGGCTGCTGCAAATCCAATTGTTACTGTATTTGTATCTGTATGAACAACATCTACTTCAACTTCTGCATATTGTGTATCTGGTGCTGCAGAATTTTGATATAC